AAGAAAAAGAACTTGCGGCTCAGAAATCCGCTGCAAGCCAAAGGGAAATGGACGAGCAAGCCGTTAGGAGAGCGGATGCGATAGATTTCATGCAGGGTTCTGCGGAGAACCTTGGAGCACCGGGCGTAGAACTGGAGGGTTATTATAGTCAGTTCCCCCTACTGACGACTGAAGAAGATAATCCATCATACGCAGCCAACCGCTATTTAATGAAAAGTCTGGCTCCTAACAACAAACAAGGTCAGCCGGGAGGTACTACCACCCAGAACACAAGAACAATGAATATGTTAAATCGTCAAAGGGAAAAGGAAGAGCAAGCCGTTAGGAGAGCGGATGCAATGGACGAGTACGGGAATTACGCAGACGAGTACGATGCACTAAGGGGTGAAGCTTTAACCATTGCGGCTAAAAAAGAAGCGGAAAGACAAGCTTACGCGGATATGTTAAAAACCAAAAACGTAGACCCTAATGAAGCCTCCCCGCTAGATGCGTTTGCCACGATCTCTGACGAAGTTCAAAAAACTATGGATGATCAGAGTGTCGTTATCGAAAAAGCTGCGGTTGGGCAAACTATAAAAGAAATAGCGCAGAGTACGGGCAAAACTTTGCTAGAGGTAGGTGACATACTTGCAGGTTCTTCTCTTAAACTAGCGGGGTACGGCGGTGCGTTGGCCCTTGATGTGGTGGGGTTACTCACAGGGGGTGGAGAATTTAGTAGAGACGTATTTAGAACTTCTCAAAAGTTTGAAGATTGGTTAGACAGGGTTCTTCCAGTGGATAACGAGCTTCAGGATAATACATTACTCAGTCTTGGATTGCCACTGTCCACTTTATCTGGGAGTGCCAAGAATGATCTTGTCCCTGCACCACCTGATAGTCGTTTTAACTTAGTACAATCCCCATCAATGGCTACTACCGGGGCTGACAGCACAAAAGCACTCTCACGGCTAGACGAACTGTCTGATGATGATCCCCTATTCTCGGATGGTAATTACAGTGAATCCGCCTATCGTGGCACAGGCCTGTCAGATTTCAACGCTCGTATATTGTCCGCACAGAAAGTTGGTCCAGAGCTCACGCGTGAATTAAATACCGCAGATAATGTTGTGGCTAATGCGGCAGAGATGACTGCGTTAGATAACCTTGAGGCCGCGGCACGGGATCAACCAGACGAACAGCTTAATCGTGAGCAAAATGCGGCAGAGATGACTGCGTTAGATAACCTTGAGACCGAGGCTGGAGGTCGTCGCATAGAAAGAGCAGATATTTCTACTCTTTTATTGCAAAAGGCTAAAGATGTTATTGCTGGAAAGTTGCCTTCTAATCCAGAGTTAATAACACTAGCCGAGCAGCTCCTAGATAAAACTTTGGATTTGACGGTAGACGGGTTTAAAGCATTCGCCAAAAAGTTTGAAAGCATTCAGGCTGACCTTCTAGCTGCGGAAACCGCTACTGCGGAAACTGCTACTGCGGAAACCGCTACTGCGGAAACTGCTACTGCGGAAACTGCTACTGCGGAAACTGCTGCTGCGGGAACCGCTACTGCGGAAACTGCTGATGCGGAAACCTCTACTGCGGAAACCGTAGCTAAGTTAAAAGAAGCAGTTGATAGCGGTGCCGATAGCACCTCCCTTGCGGGGATACTTCTTAATGGCGCTGGTTTAAACGCAGGGGATACGAAAACAAATATTGCCAGCTACAAAAAGTTGATCCAAGAAGTGATGGGCGGTGGTCCCTCGGACAAACAGAAGAACCAAGAAAAATGGAATAACTTTGCTATGATTGGTTTTGCGATTGCAGCGGGGCAATCCCCAGATGCCATGAGCAACATTGCGGCTGGTATGTTGGAAGGCACTAAGTTGATGTCTAGTCAGCGCACGGCCCGTGTTGCAAGAGAGGATAAGATGAATATGTTTGCCTTAGAGCAAGCGTCCTTGGATAATCGGGCTGCTATTCGGGCTAGGACTTCTGGTTCCAACTTTACCGCGGTAGACCGCCTGTACAACGAAATCTTTACAACAACATTTGATACGTTGATAGAATATGGTTCGGTAGACCCGAAGACGGGTCGAGAACGTACCCTTGAAGAAAAGAGGGCGATTGCCTCAAGTATTGCCACAGCAGGAGCCCCTGAAGCCACGCAGGTTAAAGTTTCCGGTTCTGTGGTAACGGAGAAACCCAAAGTCTTTAATGGAAAAGAACCTCTAAACCTAACTAAGAACATACTAAAATCAAAGAAAAGCGGCAACAGCCTTGAGGAAATTTACAAGAGTTTGGATAAAAATGGGGTTGAATATGATCGTAAGGTTGTCAGTGATATTTACGGGGGAAATAAGTAATGGCTGAAGATACCTCCGAGATTGATAAGCTATTTACAATGGAGGCATTGACTGGGGATACGGACGATACCTCCGAGATTGATAAGCTATTTACAATGGAGGCATTGACTGAGGATACGGACGATACCGCTGACGGTCGCACGTTTTCGGAACGTGCGAGAGATGCTGGTGGTCAGATCGGGGACATAGCTCAAGGCGTAGGGGCTGGTTTTACAAACATAGCTCAAGGACTATCTGAGGTGGCTGTTATGCCGCTGGAATCAGCGGGACTTGTAGACGAAGGCAGTCAAGAAAAAGTTACACAGTTTTTTGAGGATACTAAAGACACGTTGGGTTTTACTCCTGATACGACAGCAGGTAAGGTTACTGAAACGATTGCAACCTATGTACCAACACCACTCCTTGTTCTCAGTTTTGTATCCAAAGCGGCAAAAGCAAAAAGGGCCCTTGAGGCAGGAACTCTAATCCCTCAAGCCACATCGTTGTTTGGACGATCCGCACAACTGTTTGGTCGAACAGCCCCCAAAGCTCTAACAACCACACGGCTAGGACAAGCAACCTTAACCACGGTGGGTTCTGGTGTTGGGGATTTCCTTGTGTCCCCTAGTACGATGGGTACTTTGGCTGATAGCTGGGATGCGCTGCCTGAAGGACTTCGCACAGAGGATGAAGAAGGACTTACGGGTAGTGCCTTGCAAGAAGTCCGGTTACGCAACAAAGCTCGCCTTGGTATTGAGGGCGCAGCTTTTAACGCCGCGGGTGAAGTCCTTATTCCTTTTGCGGGAGGTCTTATCCGTTCCGCGGCGTCCGTTCCCGGCATCCCTCTTTTGGCTCGTAGTATATCTGCCGGGTTTGACATGCTGGGCAATACTATAAACCGAAGGGCCGCAAGCGGTGGCAAGGTTTCAACATTTCTAAAAAAGAACTTTACTCCTGACGGTCTTACACCACCGCAAATTGCAACAGGGATTAGAACCGCTGAAAGTATGGGTGAGGCCCAGTCTGAGATGGCCTCAAAGGCCGTGGCCAAGTATGATAAAGCTCTGTTAAAGGTGACTAAGTTGCAACGACTTACCTTTAGGGGTTCCGCTGCGATTGAAGCCGCACACAATAAAACCATGTCTTATCTGACAGGCAATTTACCTCGGGCTGATTTCAAAGCTGAATACGGGGAAAACGTTGTGAAAGCCGCCGATGAAATGCGGGATCAAATTGATACTCTTAGTAAAGAATTTGAGTTCTCAATAGATGCCGCACCTAATTTAACACCTGTACAGAAAAGTGATCTAAAGGCTCAGTTTTCAAGCAACCAAGGGTCATATATTACCCGTGTGTATGAGCTTTATCAAAACCCTGAGAAATTTGTGGGTTTAGACTATCGGACCTTGGATGGATACGATGCCGCTAAGAACCAATTAACTGGAATTATTGCGAGAGGTAACCCCGCGAATCAAGTTGCGGGTGCAGCGGAACAAGAAGCTGTGAAAATGATTGATGACTTATTCAAGAATGATTCAATTCGGCAGGGAATGACCACGGAAGCTGTTAAGAGAAACCAGCTTAAAGGTTTGGCTACGGGCGTTCGGGATGCCAATAACAGAACATCTTTATTTAAACTGGCAACAGGACAGTTGTTGCCTCGGGCAACATCCGGTCGTTTGGAGCAGGCTACCTTGTTGCGGGGTTTAATGGGGGAAGTTGTTAAACCTAAAGACGCTTTCTTGGTTACGATAAACAATATGTCAACCACTATGGCATCTCAACGTTTGTATGATGACGTAATTAAAATGGGTCAATCTACTGCGCGTGATGCACAGGGCAACCTTATCAACCCGGGACAGGTGAAATCCTTTGACGAGTTCGTTTCTGAATCAGGAGTCAACCCTGATGCCCGACCGTTTGTGGTTGATGGATCGACTGTATTAACTACTTCACAAGCTAATACTATGAAACAAAACCAGTATGTTCAAATGGGAGAGGTGGATTTAAAGAATCCATTCGGCGGACAATATGGATCATTGTCAGGGAACTACGTTCCAACTGAAATTTACGCAAGTCTAACGGCAGCTTCCCGTCCGCAGGGAGCCATGGCGGGAGCCTTGGCTGTTGCGTTGCAGGCCAAGGGTTTGTCTCAAATGACAAAGACCGTCTTGAACCCTCTGTCCACGGTAAGAAACTTTTTATCTAATATATTTGTTATTGGGGCAAACGGTTTGGGCGGTCGTAACATGAACATCCTAGATGCGGGTGACACGTTGGTCGCAAACGCTGTTTCAAATCCTGCTCAATTTAAATTTTTATCGGCTATGCAAAACGAGGGGGCAACGGGGCAAAACATTCAAATCAATGAGATGCGAAAACTTTTAGAGGAACAAACTCAAAGAGGGGTGTCGGCTACTCTTAACAAGGTAGGAACTTTTATTCGTGACGAAGTTCCGTTGGTGGGCAAAACCATTCGGGTTATGGAAAAAGCCTATCAGTTGGGTGACGATTATTTCAAAGTCGTTGCTGGTCTTGGAGAGAAAGCTAGGTACGGGGCGGCTCTTAAAAAAGCAGGCTTCAATATAGATGACCTTGGTCCAGAAGACCTTACTCGATTTCTTGATCCCGCAGGAAGGGTTGCAGACCCAGCGGGATTAGCTGCGGCGGTTGCTAGAAACGACCAGAAGGATGCGGTTAAAGCCGCACTTGTGGAGTCCAGAATTGCATCCCGTCAGACATCTATAGCGGGTACGGACTTCGGGGACATGATGGTGGTAGACATAGTGAAGGCAACGATGCCCACTTATTCTATGGTTCCAGAAGCCGTAAAATCATTGCGGAAGATTCCTGTAATGGGTAACTTTATTTCTTATCCTGTTGAGATTATGCGTACATCCGCGAACATTTTAGAACGTGGTGTGCGGGAGCTTGGTTTCCAACCAACCCAAAAGTTAATTGATGCTATGGGGGACGTAGGGGCCAAGAAGTTTGCTCGTGAGATAAGAGCAATCGGTGCCCAACGTGTGTCAGGTTATGTATCCTCGGCTTTTGTTGCCCCGTATGCAATTAAGGCCGCAGCACACAGGTCTCTTGGAATTACATCAGAACAAGAAAGACTGTTAGACGAAACAAAAGCGCCCCACGCTGCTGGCAACAACCTGATGTATATTACTAAACCTGATGAGGACTTAAACGCAGAAGCTGTCGATTTGTCCTACATGCTTCCCTATGACTACATTCTGGCCCCTGCTCGGGCAGCGATAGAAATTTACCAGCGTAAGGGTTCTTTAGGTGCCAGTGATACGGAAACTATCCTCGCCATGTCGGCGTCTGTTTTGCAAAAGTTCTTAGAGCCTTTCGCGTCCGAGGGCCTAGCCGCAGAACGAGTAATTGATGTAACTACCCGTAATGGCAAGACTTCAACAGGGGCAGAAATCTGGGAGCCCGGTGCCTTACAGGGTGAGAAGGTCAAGAAAGGTGTGAACCACGTTTTAGCCGCGTTCCTGCCGGGGATTGCGGAACAAGCAATCACTGTTAAGGGCGGTGAAGTGGTACAGGGCCGCACCACCCGAGCAGTCACGGGTGTACCAACCAAATCTGGTGACCAATACACCATAGCGGAGGAGATTGGGTCCCTGATGACGGGGTTACGTCCGATCAAAATAAACACAGGCCGTAATCTTGGTTATTCTGGCGGGGCCTATTCGGCTGACCGATCCAGTGCTGTTCAGATTTTTACAGGAAAAGCAGATGACAACGATGCAACGGTGGGAGACATCACTGACGCATACATAAGAGCCAATGAGGCCAAGCGGCGTCACCAAGCAAAATTAAAAATAAGAATAGATGCCGCTATGGCTGGGGGGATGACCAGACGACAAGTTCAGAAAGCTTTGGAAAACACAGGTGTTTCGTCAAAAGAATTTAGAAACATTATGCGTAATAGATACGACCCGATTAAGATAAGCCGTTCTTTAATTAGAGAAGTTCGGGACGAAGTTAACGTTAAAAAAGAGAACAGGATTCTTAGCCGAATACCCAAGGTAGAGATTAACAAGATTAGGAGTTCGTTGCGTAACTCAGAGATAATTCCAACTTCTAGTGACGACACCTCCGAGATTGATAACCTATTTACAATAGAGGCATTGACTGGGAACGATGACTTATCTCTTTCTTCCCCCTCACAGCCACAGGTCCAAGTACAGCCAGCCACGCAACCAGATCAATCGTTCTTTGATCAAACAATGGACACGATTGGCTCAACTGCGGGAAAGGTTTCGGATACTATCAGTGGAATCACAGATTCGGCTGGTAACATTGCAACCGATTTCCTTGGGAGCGACCCCGTTTCACAGTTGAGGAACTCACAGATCGCTCAGTCCTTGAGGTCTAATCGACCTTGAGGTCTATTCCCTGACCGCCAAACAACTGTATCAATTCGTCGGCTTCCAATGCAGCTTCTGTAAGTATAGTCGGGTCCTTACAGTTTGCTGCGTTCTGCAATGCGTTACCAATAAAATGCAGCAACGCTGCGGATTGTACTTTGTGCATGTCTTTAAGACCAAGGGTCTTCATATTTGGATCAATCATTCTATCTGTCCCCAATCATCTTGAATGTCTACGTCAATTTTAGATGGTACTTTTAACTTCACTCCTGTCTCCATGATTTCTTTTATCTCGGCAGTTTGTTCTTCGCTGTCTATGTTAAAACATAATTCATCATGCACCGTGAGCATAGGAGTATGACCCGCCTGATAGCAATCAAGCATGGCCTTCTTGGTTTGATCCGCGGCTGATCCCTGAATCAGTTTGTTTAGGGCCTTGTATGTGAACGCCCTTACAAGGTTTTTGCCCAGCGAACCGTATTCCTTCACGGCTTCTTCAAAGGGTAGAGGCTTGTTGTATGCAAAGCCTGATGGCTCCCACAAATGGAACCTACACTTGCGGCCCAGCAGAGTGCGTATCTGCCCCTTGTCGTTGCCTCTCTTGCTTGCGGCCAGTGCCAGCGCCTTAACGAACGGTACAGTGTCCCTGTGGCGTCCCATCAGGTCCTTGGCGGCTTCTTCTGTGATACCTATCTGGTCGGCTAGTTTGGCTGCACCCATGCCGTACATAATTCCAAGGTTCACGGCCTTGGCATCCTTGCGGCTGATGCCTGCAATGTCGGCAACAATCTGATGAAGGTCCACGTCAGATGTATTGTACTGGTCAACGATATTATCCAACACACTTTGATCTGGCATCCATGGTGTACTGGCCGCAAAATGCACTAGCAGTCTTGGCTCTTGTGACGAGTAGTCAAACGACCCCCATCGTGATCCTTCTTCTGGGATAAACAACCCGCGGATCATCTTCTTAATCTCCTTGTCACGCGCAGGAATCTGCTGGAGGTTAGGATTGGACGAAGAAAACCGACCTGTCACTGTACCACCCTCGTCACGGCGTGTGGAGTGCAGTTCTGTGTGTATCCTACCGTCTGTCTCGTGGCGCAGGATGCTATCAATGAATGTGCTGTCAGCTTTATCGAACTCTCTGAGCTTGACTAGCTTCTGGCATACCTCGGCAGGATGAGCGTTCAAGTAGGCTTTATTAAACGAGGGTGCCCCCTTCTCTGTCCTTGGGTATTCCATATTGAGCTTGTCAAACATCTTGGCAATAGATGCCGAGGCCCAGATGTCCACTTCCATCCCAGCTTCTTTCTCAACGAACGCTCTTAGTTCTTTGGTCTTACCTCGGATGATCTTCTTGTTCTTGTCTGCCTTATCCAGATCAACCCGAACACCTTTGCTTCTCATATCCAACAGGCAAGGGATCAAGTCGGTTTCCAGATTCCAAATCGCCCACAGGTCTTGCTTTTCCAATTCGATCTTCAACGCTTCCCACAGCTTGAGAGTTGCAACGGCATCCCGTTCTGCATACGCGCCCACATACTTAGGTGGCAGCGTGTACATCTGTGACTTAGCGTTGATACCCCACTCAGAGGCGGCGGCTTGCAGTAGCTTCTCATCCTTGCGAATATCTGTGTAGTCACGGGCCATAGCATCCAAACCAAACGACCAACGGTTCTCGTCAACCAAGGCACCCGTAATCATCGTGTCAATGATCCGACCTTTAATCTCTACACCCTCGGCCCTTAACCAACCTGCATCGTAGGTCGCGTTGTGCATGATCACGTTCATGTCAGGCACAGACATCTGTTTCTTAATCCACTTCATCGTGAACTTGGGATCAAGGTTGTGGCCGTTCTCGTGGCGGATCGGGAAGTACCCTTTGTACTCCCCCGCCGCAACCGCAATGCCTATGATGTGCCCATCTTTTCTAGCCCAACCGGGACCAAGGGACTTGATGTTGGGGTCCTTGGTCTCAAGGTCCACGGCAACGTTCTTATACCCCGTTAGATCAGGAAACTCTGGGGGGATATTCCAATCCTTATCCATAATATTTAACTCACCCTTAAACTGGTGATGCCAATCGCTACCAAATGATTCAGTCACTTGTCGCCCCTCTTGTTAGCAAACTCTGCACCAAGGGCGGTATAACCCGCCTTGTCCACCCACGAATCCATGTGGTCTATGTTCTCACACAGACGGGCGGTCTTTACCCAATCCATCATTAGGGAAACGTGCTGATTGGTTAAGTACCCATGGGTCTTTAGGGCCCCGTTCATAATTACGTTCCAGCCTGATGCTATCCTGATAAAGTTCTCACTGGCATCCCCATAATCCTTGGCCCTCTGCCCATTGATAGTTTCTTTGGCCTTGTCCAGCAGTTGATCACGATTCATCTTCTGTCTCCTTCGCCATCATGACCAGCACCAAAGAATTACATTTGGGGCAACTCAGGTTTGTTTCCATAACGTAATCGTCGTTGTCATCCACGTCATGATCCCCACCCCAGATTAATTCAGTTTTACAATGCCAACAGTTCATAGCGTATATCTCCCTTTTCCCCATGTCATCTTCGTCATATCTTTCACTCTCGTAATACGTGTAAATCTAACCCTTAAACAATTTGCTTTCCCACTGGCACACTTCGTTAATATGCGTTTGACGTGTCGTTGGTCGGACCATCCCCACCTTCTCAACCCACCCCAACTTTTTTAAAGAGGACATCATTGCCCCCCACACGTTATGGTGGTGGGGGTCCGACATCCCTTGTGTCCTGCAAAATGCACATATATTTCCTCCTTCAACAATCTTGTTTTT